ATGCCTCGGCAAACAGTCAGACGTTTCGTATTCACTTGGAACAACTATCCTATCGAAGCATACGACAAGTGCGAAAAATATCTCACCAAATTTTGCAAATATGGCATCGTTGGAGAAGAAATCGCTCCGGAAACAGGGACGCCTCACCTACAGGGGTTTTGTAACCTACATAAACCCACACGCTTTAGTACCATCAAGAAGCATCTCGATAACTCAATCCATATTGAGAAGGCAAATGGATCCGACATTGACAACCAAAAATACTGTAGTAAGTCAGGCATCTTTTTTGAAACGGGACAGCCCTCTAAACAAGGACAGAGGTCGGACCTTGCTGTCGTTAGTAACAAAATCTTGGAAGGAAGTACTACAATACGAGATATTGCCACCCAACATCCTGAAACGTACATCAGATACTTTCGCGGCATTCGAGAACTACAACGATTGGTCAACCCGATCTCTCCTCGAGACTTTCCCACACAAGTATATTACTACTACGGTCCGCCAGGAACAGGTAAATCCAGAACTGCTTTGGAAGAAGCAAAAAAAATTGATCCGACTTCCATCTACTATAAACCACGAGGTCTGTGGGGGGACGGCTATACAAACCAGAAATGTGTTATTATTGACGACTTCTACGGATGGATAAAATACGACGAACTACTGAAAATTTGCGACCGTTATCCTTACAAAGTACAAATAAAAGGGGGATTCGAAGAATTCAACAGCACACACATCTGGATTACTTCAAACGTCGATACAGATTTATTGTATAAATTTACAGGATATTGTAACGCTGCATTTGAACGTCGTATTACAATAAAAAAATATTTTGCTTAAGACAGTCCATTTATTATAGATTGATTCCTCATTTCCACATAAACATTAGTAACTATATTAAACCGCGTACTCCGACCAGTTGCTGAGGGATCACCCTGAAATCCTAAAGCGCCACAGCGAATCAAGGGCTGATCTTGTGCAGTTGTAGTCCATTGAACGGTAGGCTTCCAATTAATCACTGGAGCGGTAAACTCATTCGACGAAGTATTTTGAGCTGGGGATATAGTATTCGGCACAAAACTCATAGTCAACGGAACAGTTTGTGGACGAATCTTGGCCTTATCCACACTTAACAGCGTTCCAAAATCTTTAGGAATAGGTACCCCGTAATGCCAAGGGTAAATACAATACGAAGGCACAGAGGACGTACTATTGTTAGACACATTCTGCATTGGAATAACTTTTACAACTACTTTATTAACTTTTGTCATCTCGAAATTACTTCCGATACGAGTCCACTCAGAAAACTGACCCAGTTGAAACGAACAATCCCACGTAGTATTGAGTTCATTCTGAACAACAATCGTATGAATTCGCGTAAATTTAGCATACAGATTTCCAGGTTTCGAATACCGGCCTTTACGTATCCTACGAAATCGGCGACGGTACTTCCGCAACGGTCGCCGAATGCGGCGACGATACTTTCTAACTCGACGATACGCCATATGTAGAGGGGGAGCTTCCCTCGCTACCGCTCGGGACAAATATAACCCCCCTACTAACAACCGGTTTCAACATGCTTTGTGTAGCGCTCCCCCAGCTCGCCCCCCCGCCCCCCCCCCCTCCGGTACGCTCCGGGGGGGGGGCGTCGCGCCGCTGTGGCGCGTGCGCGTGGAAACGTGTTCAAGGCTGAAAGTGAAAGGTGGTTACAAAGTTGGGTTACGAAGTGGCGGGTAATACTAAGCCGCCACTTCGTTGTAACC